TGCAATTTTGTCATCGTGGTTCTCCGTCACTGAAAACGGCATTATAGCAGCCAGGGTGGGCATTGTCAAGCGCCTGGTGCTACTAGGTGTAGTGCGGTGCAGTGCGAATATCGCAACATTTAGTAGGCCGCTGCCACACGCTCCTCCAGCACGCCATAAATAGTGCGTTTGCGGATGCAATATAATGCATCCTCACCACATGCAATATAATGCGGTTCAGTACACCTCACGCTCATATACATCAAACTCATTGATAACACCATCTACCACTAGTCCTTCACCATAATACAGTGCGGAATCATAGTCGGCAAATACACGTAGGATCGTTCTAGGTCCCATACCCTCAGACATATCAATTACAATAAAAACTTTGTTTGATTCAAATTTCATTATATCACCCTAAGTCATCAGCGGTTGCAAGGTCACCAGTGGTGCCCCAGCCATATCCACCAGCAAGGATGGTAGCACCTGGTATCAGTGTATCAGCATCGGTGCAGGCGCAGGTCCAGCAGGTGAATCGGTCATAGTAGCCAGCAAATACACGTGGCACTAGTGCAGTGTTACAGCATGGGCAGATTGGTGCAGTAGTCATTTTGATAATTCCTTGTTTTCTCTCTCAACGGGGATATTATCGCTGAAAACTGGAGGATTGTCAAGTGTTATAATCGCACACTATTTTCTTGTCTTTTATGCAATGGTTGAGCGGCTTGGTGTCTGGCAGTACCCGTATAGTGATAGGTGCAAAGGTACAGCCGGTAAGGAGTGTGGTGAGGAGTAGGATTCTCATACAGGTATATTACTCCATGTTTTGAGTTTTTCTCTTTTTTCTTGTGTGCGAATTTGAAGCATGGCCTCGTCTACTAGATGATGTTCTATACACAGGTTGATCATACATTGTAGGTCGCCTAGTTCTTGTTCTAGGCGTTTGGCATTGTTTAGAATATACCCGCCATGGAGTGTATCAGAATTATATCCAAAGCGGTGTATCTTGGATACTATCTGAATTACTTCGGCAGCCTCTTCTTGGAGTATCGTGAGAATCTCGGTCGTGGTATTCATGTTATGCACCATTAGGTGAACCAAAGTTATCGATTGACCATTGGGTGTGATTATTAGCCTTGGTCTTGGTTTCTTGCTCTATTCGCCACATAAGGATTTCGTTGACATTACGGAGCATTTGAATTTCCCTTGCTGCCTCGTCTAATAGGTCGGCAATGCGGTCAGGTTGATTCTCTTGCACCGATTTGCGGGTCGGTATCTGGCGGCGGATTTCGGCTCGTTTTCGCAGCCGTTCTACTAGGTCTTCTTCGTTCATTTGGGTATATTATACTCTCTGGTGTATTGGCTCGTCACTGAGCCGTGGATAGGAGGTGCCTCGTATTGTACATTGGACTCTACAGGTATACCGAATGCCGAACGAATGATTTTCTTATCGGCTTGGGAGCCGCAGAGTAAGGCACAATGTTCGGCCACTTGCTTGACCAGTTCTTCAATGAGAATGATTTGCTTGGTGTTGGTCAGGTACTCTATATCAATACCAACGGATCGTATAAGTTTTTCGGCGTTCTTATTCATAGTGGTGTCTTGTGAAATAGGTACAGGCATAGACAAATCGTCAGTATAAAACCGGCGTACCAGAAGTGGTCATATTTCATTTTTTGAGCATTTTTGACTGGTTTAATTCAATTTTAATGCTCGGGCAGCAGAATTATTTGCTTCAGAGAATGCATAGTCATTGGACAGGCTATTGTACCCGTCAAAGAATGTCCACTCACCGTTGACCAATCGTTCTACCTTTACATCATACAGTACATCAAACGGACTGCCGTCACAGACAATCCGTACAGTACCAAAGTCTTTTGAAACGTACATTATAAAACTCCTTTAATTTCACTTGCATCAAGAATAATCGACTCACGTATCGCACCATATACTTTGATGGGACTGTTAAGTGTAACATGATGAGACATACCACCACCGTATTTTACACGACTCAGCCGCACAATACCTGATACAGGATACTCACCCATATACATGCCAACCACACGACGACCATCAAGAAAAGATTCACCGACCCGACTCATACAGCCTCCTTAACTGGTGCGAACATTTTAGCACCCTCACGCAGAAACGCCTTCAACTCACGGCGCACCTCAGACGGAAACTCGTCCTCATACTCACTAATAAACATAATCGCTTCAAGTATACCGTAACCACGTGCTTCCCGTATATACTCAACTTCAGCCATTAGATTCTTGTACATTTGACATCTCCAAATCAATTCATCACAGTGTTATTATGGCGGAAAGTCGGGGGTTTGTCAAGGGCTATGATTTGTTTCTAAATTGATAATAGATTTGCGTTTAATGCAGACAAAGCCACCATGCTTTTCTTGCAACAGTATACCGTTGCGATTATTGCAAGCCTCTTCGGCGGCTTCAAATTGACCACGGACTACGTTATAGGCCGTAATGACGATAAGAATACATGATGCGTAAAAACAATACAGCACCACGTATTCCCAGTTAATTTTCCGTAACAGGCGGTTGAACATCGGTCTCATTCCCACTCACACATACATCACCAACAAAAATATAAACATTTGAATCAATGGACTTTTGTGAATACAATTGATTATTATAGCACAGATAAGGGTCTTTGTATCGTTGTGCAGCATAGTATACACCATAACCTATGCCTGCCAGAATCATCAGTATTGGAATATACTTGATATACTTTACCAATTCGGGCATCATGCCCAATAATTTTGGTAGTATTTCCAATAACTGTTTCACTTTATTTTGCCTTTATCTTTCACCGCCTCTGATAGCATACTTCTGATTACTAGTAGCACACGACCTTTTTCTCTTTCGGTCAGGTGTTGTACCAACATGAGTTTGTCTTCATAGGACTTTGCATTATCTAAGAATTCTGCGGGTACTTCTAACTTTTTCTTTTTGGGCTTGAACTTTTTGAGTTTTTCTTTTGTATCTTCGTTATCGTCAGACATGATGGCCTTGATTGGATTGTTCACCGAATCATGCCACTATTTATTCTAATTAGATAACTTCAGGTTCGGTTGTCACAAAGCCAGGTTTGGCAGTCCACAGTTTACCATATCTGCCGCACAATGCAGTACGGTCAGGACCACCTAATCGCATACTGCGGCAAGTTTCCCTTGAATGTTCACCATAAATCGGATCGTCAAACTTCAATGCCTGCGGGTGTAAACAAAAAGCCTCTTTTTCAGAGGCCTCTTGAAAGTGTTTACAGTCCTTACATAGTTTCATTACATCTCACCATATGCTATTGCATCAAGGTCCCACGAATGAGCCGCATACATCATCGCCTCATGTTCGGCATACAATGCATCAAACATCGCCTCATATTCGGCATCAGCATCTTCGGCTAGTGTAGCCTCAGCAATTTCCCTTGCTAATTCGTTAATCATATCTTCATCAGTAATAGGTGCTACGGGCGCAGTCATCACAATCTCCATATCAACTCAAGAATTAATAGTATAGCAGCAAGTGCAAACTTTGTCAAGTCAACCACCACATGCTTTTATTATCTTAATTGCAACATCAATCTCAGGCCAGTCGTTGCGTTCTTGATAACTACCCACGTAGAACCCACGAATGGTATTGAGGCCACGCAGTGCATCAGGACCATAGACATATCTAAAATCATAATCACAACCCCTCATTCTTTTACGAATCACAAAATCATCGTATTCATCCCGATTACCCGCCACGATGAATAGCGGACCTAGTTTAGACTTCTGCATCCATTTTCTCGAAAATTAACATCTTTGCGATATTGATATATTGACGGGCACGATTTTTGTCGTTAAACTCAATCAATTCTTGTGCATCGGACAAGTATGATGCGATTATCATTCCCATACCAGACATTCTAAATGTAAGAGAATCTTCAATTGATTCTAGAATCTCCGCCTTAGTTGAACCGTAGGCTTGCTTTTCCCATTCAAGTTGATTCATCACACACCCTCCAATGCTTCGTAGACATATTCACGAACCGCAGTATCGGTCGCCTCTTCAAAACCTTCTACCCTTGAAATAGCGGTAAGTACATCATTCACACATTCCCAAGAATAATTATGCTCTTTTGCGAAAATCACAATCCCGTCAATCACACGATTGCCGTTGTCTGTAAACATACCATAGTGTCTCATCACATTCTCCATTATTTAAACACAATCAAAGCCAACAGTATGCTGTTAAAGAAGAAACCAACAGCGTTACTAATTATGTATAATTTATCGTTACGACCCAAAGCACGGATCAGAAACAGAAACAATCCGCCCCAGACCATCAACACCATGCTTAGTGGTGGCAACTTATCAGTATAACCGAAAATCACACCAAGGCTAGTAGGAAGAGTAGCAGCATGAATCATAACCATACCGACCCAACCACATGCTTCACTTATATCAAACTTAACAACTTTCTTTCTCATTTTTTACTCACTTTCTCATCACATTGTTAGTATGGCGGAAAGCGGTAAGATTGTCAACCATTATCTGCTAGGGGCCTGCCTTTTTCGCCATAATGATTTCTTTTTGACAACTTTTGTGTCAACTGGTGTTGTCATTTTTGCACCTTTCTTATCAATTGAACATCATCATTCGGTGTCACAAATATTCTTGCACGAATGATAATTTCGTCATTTGCATAATCTTGTTGTTTTGTAAACTCTATGCAATTAGCATCCATAATCTCACGCACCATCAATGAAATTAGTCTATTTTTTACTTCAATATCATCCATTTGTTCGGCTTCATATGGCGACATTTTTAATGTGGTCGTCAACATTTGACCTTGAATAATATAATCTGCACTTGCAGGTGGAAATATTCCAATTGATGGTGTTGAAGCATCTATATTGCCAACTCCTTGACTACTTGGTTTAAGGGTCATTTTATCTCCATAATAAAATTGGTCCGGCTGCCAGGAATCGAACCTGGATCACAAGATTAGAAGTCATGTGTATTATCCATTATACTACAGCCAGAGTGGTGGGCTGTGCAGGACTTGAACCTGCACTCAACGAATTATGAGTTCGCTGCTTTGACCATTAAGCTAACAGCCCGAAATGGTGCGACTAGCCAGAATCGAACTGGCAAACCTTTCGGCGGCAGATTTTAAGTCTGCTGTGTTTACCTATTTCACCATAGTCGCTTAATAATACTTAACGTAGATACATCTTGGGCTTACACGATAGCCATCCATGCGCCACTGTTCTTTCACTCTGTCACGTTCTTTGTGACATTGTTCAAGGCTACGCTGTGGTGCTTCTATCACACCTTTGCTTTGTACAAGTTCAGTGTTTGATTGCAGCATGTATAGACTAATCATTAAAACCCACATTAGTATCCACCTGCCATATTATCTGGTCGTGCTTCACTACGCTGTGGTGCATCGGTATCTTGATCTTTTAAGTGTAGACCAGTCAGACTATGTTCATCACCAATATAACCTTTGAGGAATGTATTGATAGCAATACTCACTCTGGTATCATTGCTTGTTGTTTGTTCTACCATATGTGTAAGATATGATGGGAAAATAACAACATCGCCAGTGCCTACAGAAAACCACCATGATTCTGAATTGTATGGGTTGAAGTTTTCTGTAGGCAAATTGATTCGGTTGTAACCTTCTTTATAAAATGTAATACGATCTTTTTCTTTATCAGTATTCACATAAATGCATCCTGATAACCAACTGTTTGGGTGTGCGTGTTTGTGGTGAAATTGTCCTGTGTCAGTGTAATTCATCCATGACTGTGTAATGTATGTTTCAACAGAATATTTTGGTGCGTATATCTTTTCCATGTAGTAATTCAAATAGAATTGATAATGATCACGAATTTCTTTCATGGCCGGATGATCTAGCACATAACGGTCAGAACTTGTCTTATTGCCTGTGTTTTGTGTCGTAGATTTTGCAGTCTCTTCAAAAAATTCTTTTTCTTCTTTTGTCCAATCACGGTGAAATTTGGCGAACAGCACTGGTGTTGGAAATAAACCATGCACATTAGGCTCAGGCATAATTTTGATCACACTATTTTTTTCTTTCATTTTCTTCCCTATCAATATCTAACCACAAATAACCGGCTTGTTCGTCAATCACTCGTTGTGACCACATCTCTTCATTCTCTAGAACAGGCACATCATATTCTGGTGCCATCCAAGGCTTACTTGTATTTGCTTTCGAAGTATTCATTTACTTTAAACTTTGCCTCTTCCATTGATGCTGCTATGACTTTTACCCATGCTACACCACCGGCAATCTCCATATCAAACGGTACAGGACCATCAAATTGAAATTCTTCCGGCATCACTATTTCAATCTCATACTCTTCAAGATTTTGTATGCGTTTCATTACCGCTTCAAATTCGGCTCGGCGTGTCATAATAATCTCCTATCACTCCATTATACACAACTCGTTTTACAGTGTCAACTCTGTGTGAAGAGTTTCGTGCGCCCATTACAACTATTACCTCATGGTAATCTCTGTCACCATCTGTTTTATGTACCATAATTGCCACACAAAATCCTGCCGGGTTTGTATAGCCAGTCTTACTTACCTGAACACCATTGACTTGTGATAATATGGCAGTGTTCGTATTATGTAGAACTAGGACTCTAGCCTTTTGTTTGACCTGTGTCAAAATTGTTGCCACTTTTTTGGTAGAAATGTCACGAATCTCTGGATAGTTTGCTGATTCAATGACCATCTGTGTTACATCACTGGCGGTGCTTACATTGTATTTACTCAAGCCTGATGGATCATCAAAACTTGTGCTATACATGTCCAACATCAATGCTCTTGAATTCATATGATGAATGAATCGTTGACGACCACCAGGATAATCTGCTGCTAATGTTTCCGCTGCTGCATTATCACTCTTAATCAATAGCATATGAAACAATTCACCACGTGTGTATTCACGGTTTGGCATTTTACTGCCTGCCAATTTACTTAACACAAGTTTGCGGTTCATATCACGATCATAATCTAGTGCAACCATGGCAGTCATCAATTTCGTCATGCTAGCCAATGCACGAACTTGATCAATGTTTTGTGAACGTGTAATCTTACTATCTGTGATATTCGTTACCATCACTGATATGTTGCCGTAAGTTTGCACGGCATATTGTTTTTCTTTCTTTTTTCTTTTGTGTTTAGGCTTGGCATCGGCTGCTGAAACAGTCAGAAAAAATAAAACAAAAAATGCTACAAGCCACTGTGTAAGTGTAAGTTGTTTGTTCATTGGGTGATTGTGAAAAAAATATACGGTAAAGTTATTACCGTAAAGAATACAACGATATAGAAGAATAGATATCTGAATAGAGTGTTCATCGCCCTCTCCTTGGGCGACAACTTATTTCAGTTTATCACCCACTTGTTTAACTGTCTTTTCGTAGCCTTCACAAAGTTCCATGTAGTATTGAACCTCATTCCATGCATGTAGTATTTGAAATTTTGCTTCATACAATGTATTCGTCAGTGCTTTATATCTGTCTCTAGGACCATTTTCAATAAGTGTTATTAAGATGTCAAGTTTGTCAATGATATTAACATCGTCAATGTCAACCTTATCATCATCGCCAAAATTGTCGGGTTCATCTGTCATTTTTCGCCTTTTTCAAGCAGTTTAATTGCATCTTTTGTATACCTTATTTCTTTGTTAAGTGCATCACGGATTTCATGTAATTCTAGCAACTTTGCTCTCAAACGGTTAAGTTCCTCGTTTTCATCCGTGGACTTTTTTTTGGGTGTAAATGTATATATCTCAGCCATAATTGAAAGTTTATCATCACTATCAATTTTTGTCAATCATCCACATCATCTTCATCCATTAATGCCCACATAATCAGAAACCCCATCATAGCAAGAATTATACCGAACACATCACCCATTTGCATGGCAATTACAATTAGAATTAGAAACAATAAAAAGATAAATGTTTTCATTACCATTTCTCCGCTCGTTGCCATGTGTCATCATAGTCTGCCACATAGTCAGTAACATCAGGAATATTTACCACATAATCTTCCATGTCGGGTATGTGTATCTCTTCACCTTTTCTAAGGGCTGTAAGATATTTGCCGGCCTTTGCACGTGTTGCTGCACCTTCGGGTGTTTGATGATAGTCTAATAGTTTTTGTGAACGAACTGCTTTGTCTTCTTCAGTGTGTTCACGCACATTGCCACACGAACGTGAACAATATGGTCCACGTTTATTGTGTGTTGTGCCACATCTAGGACATGTTTTTTGTGCGGGCATTTTCTTCTAGTGTTTTCTCTATGTATTCACAGAGCCAATGACCTAAAATTAAATGACCTTCTTGTATGCGGGGTGTTGATGTTGATGGTATGGCAATATAATAATCAGAGTAATCATACATCCACGTTGTTTTCATACCCGTGAATGCAATATTGACCAATCCATTAATTTTACCAAACTTCATTGCCTCAAGCACATTTGGAGATTGACCAGAAGTTGAAAGATAAATTGCCACATCACCAGGTCTTGAGAGTGCTTGTAGTTGTCTTGAAAAAATATATTTGAAACCCAAATCATTACCAATTGCAGTGAGAATTGAAGTGTCGGTGTTTAATGCAATAGCGGCATATGCATCACTTTGTAAATTGAAATAAGAAACTAATTCACCAGCAAGGTGTTGTGCTTCTGCTGCTGAACCACCATTACCCATGAAAAAGATTTTATTGCCATTCTTTAGTGCATTCACACAGGCTTCAGCGGCAAGTTTAGTTTGTTCTAATGGATTTGGTATTGGTCGTGATGCGAATTCAAGTGGAGCATCTGTCAATAAACAATCAATCACCGCTTTGGTGTCCTTCAAAGACTCATAAATGTTCATAACAATTCCTATGCTGATTGAAAAATGTCCTGTGCCCTACATGTGGTAATGAAATTGATAAATGCCACTGCTTCACTTTCATCTTCATAATAACGAAGAATTGTTTGGCCTGTGTATTTTGAAATGATCATCAATAGAATATAGTGGTCACGGTAGGTGGAGAATTTAATCCACCAACCGTTTCTGACCACCGGCTGCCAAAATTTGGTTTTACCCTCTATATCAAGCCTTAGATTCTTTGTTTTCCGATTTGATGATTTTTTTTGCATCTTCTGCAATGTTGTTATTCAGATTTACCACTTTCTTTGTATATGTAGTAAAACTGTTGTCTGTAACACTGTCAAAATAGGCAATGGTGTGATCAACCAAAATTTTGTTGAAATCAATTGTCTTGATTGTTGCACTTTCAGCCTTGCGCTGAATATCATTCCATGTGTAGAATGTTGGTAATTGTGGTTGATTTAAAAACATTGTAATCTCCTTTTGTAATTGAACTCTTTAATAAGTTGTTCTACATCTGCCGTAGTTTTTGGATCTCTTGTTGCGATAAAATACTCAATTTCAGTCATTTGTCGCTGAGTAAACCAATTAATAAATTTCTTAAACATCGTTGCTTCTCCTTATATACTAGTATATAGTATTTTTTGCTGCTTTGCAACATTTTTAAGAGGCAATTATTTGAAGATTTTTTAGATGTGCCCGTCTAACTTTTGCTGAGACCCAATCATTATAGTATACACTATCCAGTAAAGCATGTCTACTGAATATTTCATAGGTTTCAAAGTAGGAGCATTCGGACTTTGATTTGCAGAGGTGTAGAATAGTCCTGCGGAAATTATGTTCGCCTAATTCGGCAACTTCTCTTTTAAGTGTTTCATTGGAACCCCAATAGGTTTCCCAGTCTGAAGTTTTTCGTATCTTTTTTTTCTTGCCGTTGACTTGCTTGTAGCCAGCGCATGTAAAGTATTTGCGTCCAATATATTTTCTTCCTGTAATAAGATTCTCTATCAGGTAGACAAAACCAAAATGTGTGCCGTCTTCTTCAAACGGCACACCATCGCAATACCATGTCATAGAGGTTCATCATCTTCATCTTCATCAAAATCTTCTTGATCAAGTAAAAGATATTCGCCACAAAAACTACAGTACAAAGGGTCAGTTTCGGTTTCCAATTCATTATAAGAAATGCTGAATTCAGAACTACATGCCGAACACTGGTGATTGATCCTAATCATTTAATTACACCAAGATTGTTTTGCCTCACCGTAGTATTCACGTGCAAAGCCATTTTGAATTAACATTGAACGAAGACTCTGACCATCTAAAACGATATCACCCAATACACGACCACCAAATTTATCCCACCCATAGAGAGTGACTTGACGCTTAGTTGATTTAGCAACGGCGTTGGTTGTAAATTTAGTAGCGGCTTTTCCTCTTTCATCTTCTTGTGGGCATTGGGCACGAAAGCCTTTCTCTGGTGTATCTACTCCATAAATTCTAACGGCAAGTTCAGGCTTCAATGGTGCTGGTAAAAATGGTGCAGAAATGACCACAGTATCACCATCATTTACACGAACGATTTGTGCATCATATGTTACACCTTGTGGTGCTTTCTGTGCCAGAGCCAGTGATGGCACTAACAGTAATGCAAATAATAATTTTTTCATATTGATTCCTTACAAACAAGATTTAAAATGTCAAAACGTGTGGTATTAGGTACATTGAGTGAAACAATGTGTGAATTAACCTCATATGAATTACGGAAAATTACTTTATTGTTCGCATCAACATACAAATCCATGAGAAGCATTAACTTTTGTTTACCACAATGCAATGAACCATAAACATATAATGCAGTCGCAGGAACATCTACGCCATACATGTAATGTGGTTCGTGATATGGTACAAATGCATGAAATTTAACAATCTCATTTTCTGCACCAATCATGCTTTTCTCAATGTATATATCGTGTCCGTCCGACTTGGCTACAAAATACCAGTCGTTTTGATTGTGTATGATTACATCATCTGCTGTGATGTTGAGTAGAAACTCTGGCTGTGCTGCATGTGACGAAATCGCCAAAAAAACAGCAAGTATAAAAGAACATAGGTATTTCATGATACCCTCCGAAACACCTATTTAGAGAATAAATTAAATTACTGGTTACGGCTCCAGCGTCACCTGATCGTTGTGACCGATTTTTCTATTTTAGAAACTTAATTGACTTCTAAGCATGATCGCTTTCTCACCATTTACACGACTACCAGAACTGCCGACAAGTGCATCAAACTTAGTATCAACATAGTTTACCATAAATCTCAAGTTGTCAGTGCAAAACCAAGTTAGACCGTATGTCATAGCAGTAGCACGATTTGATTTACCTGTTGCCACTGTGATTGTGCTTGCATCAAACTCACTCATACGAACACCAACTTGCCATGCACCCTTGCCACCCTTATCAATAGGATTGTTTGGTTTAATCCAACCAAACGCACCATCTTTATATGCATGTGATTCACCAGTCAAATTATACACCGCTTGAACATAATAACCTTTGATTTCTTGATTGTTGCCGGTTAGTGGATCGTATTTGAAGTTGAACTGCTCACCCTGAACTTTGAAACCTTCATACGCAAATGCTGCTTCTAATCCTTGGCGTGTTCTTATAGTGTCACCACTCAACGCTGAACCAGTAAACCAAGCGGACTGCATACGTGATTCTGTTCTACCACTAACTGGTATAACACCACCTTTAATTTCACCTGTGCTATAAGCCGCACCTAAGTGTGCAGTGTATGCTTTGCTGCCTGTTAGTTCAGCAATGTTAGTGGTTACACGACCAATATAATCAAAACCGTCGAACTCTGCGTTCTTATTGGCTTTGCCTCTACTTGCCGCTATGGCATATGTAAGGCCAGGCTTTGGTACACCGTGTAACATGAAACCCGTTTCTTTTGCAGGAATTAATTCTGAATCATTCTGACCAATCAAGCTACGTTCCATAAAATCTAAATTGTTTGAGCTAGTCAATTGTTCAAGACTGAATGGCATTTTAAACAAACCAAATTGAAATTGCATCTCTGGATTTGCTGCATAGTTTACCCACATTTCATCTGCTGTTGATGATGTAGAACTAAACCCATCGCTTGCACCAAAGTTTGCTAATAATTGATACTTAAAATCTTTAGCAAACTGACCACGAACACCAAATCTACCACGGCGCATCTCTGCTATGTTTTGGTACGAATCTGTGGTTTGACCGACACCATAATCTGGCGTGTAGTGTCGATAGTCCATATGAATTCTACCTGTAAGTTGAATGGTGTTGTTACCATCTTTTGATTTAAGTCCAATTCCATTTTCTGTGACTGAACCATCGTTTGCTCTTGCTTGTCTATATTTGACTGAATCGCTAACGTCTTTGTCAATTCGCTGTTCTGCAAACTTTTTGTTTTCTTCTCTTTCTTCATATGCTTTGAGTTTTGATTCATATTCTTTTTGAGTGATTACATTTTTCTCTCTGAGAATATTCAATGTGTCTTTATACTCATCAGCATATGCAGGAATTACTGCTGCTAGTGCAACTACGATAGAAAGTTTTTTAAATAGTTTCATGATATATCCTTATTTCCAAATTGGGTTGTTGTCTGGACCACGGAAGTCTTTCTTCCAGTTTTCCTGTACGAGTTTAATTACATCGGCTGGCATGTGAACATATTCCAACTCTGTTGACATTTGACCGCCGTTCTTATATGCCCAGTCAAAGAATTTAAGAACTGCACGACCTGTTAATGCGTCTGCTTGTTGCTTGTGCATGAGAATGAAACTTGCGCCTGTTGCTGGCCAAGCATCTTTACCTGTTTGCCATGTGAGTAACAAATACATTCCTGGTGCATTAGCCCAATCTGCATTGGCTGCGGCTGCTTTAAATGTTGTATCATCCGGTAATACAAAGTTACCATCACGATTCTTTACTGATGCAAATGCAATCTTGTTTCTCTTTGCAAATGCATACTCAACATAACCAAATGCACCTTTGATACGTTGTACTTGTGCTGCTACACCTTCGTTACCTTTACCACCCACACCAACTGGCCACTTCACTGCTGTACCTTCACCTACTGCCTTTTGAAAGTCTGCATTTGATTTGCTTAGAAAATTAGTCCAAATAAATGTAGTACCTGAACCATCTGCACGATGAATAACTGTAATATTCATAGCAGGTAAATTTACACCAGGATTTAAATCAGCAATTGCTTTATCATTCCATTTGGTAATTTTACCAAGATGAATATTTGCAATTACATCTGGTGTCAACTTTAGTTTACCTGCATCAATGCCATCAAGATTATAAACTGGTACAACACCACCAATGATTGCTGGAAATTGTACAAGACCTTCTTTGTCTAGTTCTTCTTTCTTGAGTGGCATATCACTTGCACCAAAGTCAACCGTCTTGGCTTTGATTTGACGGATACCACCGCCTGAACCGATTGATTGATAGTTTAGACCAATGCCTGTGGCAGCCTTGTATGCTTCTGCCCACTTAGCATAGATTGGAAATGGAAAAGTCGCACCGGCTCCAGTTAATTCTGCTGCGGATGCGACTCCTGTAAATAACAATAATGATACTAAAAAATTCTTCATTTTATCTCCTTTGAGTTAGACTACTAAAATTATTCTGCTGTAACGGATCCGTCACAATTTGGAATTTTTTTTAATAGTCCAATCGCCGAAGACAATCAGACTTTATATTTAGTATTATGCGGCTTTACCCCACACATTTTCCCAATTACCCGATAATGCACCTTTTGAATAATCAGTTGCACGATTTTCAAAAAAGTTTGTGTGTGTTGGTGCATTGATCATCTCTTCAACCCATGGAAGCGGATTCTTTTTAACTTTGAATACACCCTTGAGACCCAGACTAATGAGGCGACGATCAGCAATGTAGCGAATGTATGATTTAACGTCATCAGAAGATAAGCCAGACATGTCACCCATATTGAAAGCAAGATCAATAAACTTGTCTTCAAGTTCAACCATCTTTTCAGCAATGGTATAAATTTTTGATTTGAGGTCGTCATTCCATATTTCCTTATTCTCTTCGATATAAGTGCGGAATAATTTAATCATAGACTCAGCGTGTTGTGTTTCATCCACGATTGACCAAGTAATAATCTGACCCATGCCTCTCATTTTACCTTGGCGTGGGAAGTTAAGTAACATGATAAAGGAACTGAATAGTTGCATCCCTTCGGTGAAAGCAGAGAATACTGCAATATGAGCAGCAGTAGAAGCCCTATCGCCATTCTGTGCGCTAAGATTAAGAACGTAATCATGTTTATCTTTCATTGCTTGATATTCCATAAACTCAGTGTACGTAGTGTCTGGCATACCAAGTGTTTCAATCAAGTGTGAATATGCTGCAATGTGCAGTGCTTCACGTGCCGCAAAACCCAATAGCATCATTCTTACTTCAGGTTGAGGAAAATAAGGTAGGTAATTATTAACATAGCCACCTGCAACATCAATGTCACCCTGAGTAAAAAATCTGAATATATGAGTGAGAAAATTCTTTTCGTTCTGCGTAAGTTTATTCTTCCAATCCTTAACATCTTCAAGCATCGGTACTTCAGTGTGAAGCCAGTGAGATTGTTCATGTTTCAGCCATGATTCATATGCCCATGGATATGCAAATGGTTTGAATGATGTTCTTTCGTCTGTTAATCTTGTTTCGTGCTTTTTAATCATTGATGAATGCCTCTAGTTCTTGTTTTGTTTTATTTCCTACTATTCTTTTTGATGGTATATTATCCTCAACGATTACCAATGTTGGTACACTACGAATGCCAAACTCTGCTGCGATTTCTGGATGTATGTCAATATCAACAACTTCAATCGGCAAATTCGTGTTTACTTCTTCCAATGTTTTGGCTAACATCTTGCATGGTCCACACCATGATGCAGTAAATCGAACGACCTTTTTCATTTGCCCTGACCTCTATATTTTTTGTGTGAACGTTTTTCGTGTTTATTCATGCTTGCTGTTTTCTTTTGACCGCCTTGTTTTGTACGTTTATGTACTTTTTTATGTTTGTTCACTAGACCAGTTTGCTTAGCCATAATATCTCCTTATTTGCTTTTGTACTTCGAATCCTGTTTTGCTTCAAGTTCTCTTAAATCATTTGCTACATCAGATACACCATGCCAATCTTCAATTGCAATCATTACTTGTAGATATTCTAACAAAATTGCTTTCTGTGTTTCAAAGTTACTATAGTCCTTTTGATTCAATTTTCTCTCCTATATGAAATTTCATACCAACATACGTGCCCACAAATGCTCCTAATACCGCTGGTATAATCATCATGTTGTCGTTGGTGTAGTTGATGATTGCCACACCACCTAAAAATGTAATTGCTGACGCCCAAATGCTTGATGCAAGTGGTCTATCATTTTGCACTGATTTAAGTAACTGTGTATAAACAACGTCTGTAACAAACATACACACAAAAGTAAAAATATATGCCCACATTATTCTTTTTTCTCTGCTGGTTGTACTATTACTGTTTGTGGTGGCTCAGGCCAAACTTTGTCTTTAATTGCATTAGCACCAATCCAACCCCATGCACTAAAAAATCCCCACACAATCATATCTAATATCATTTTACTTCTCCAATAATTTATTCACAAACTCTCTCAGTAGTTTATGATGTCTCCCATGATGCCAATGTTTATGCAAATATGGTTTACTGTACCAATACTCTTCTGCTTCAAGGTGTGGACCTATAAGTCCTATTTTGTTTTGTATAATTGCTGCCGGATCGCCGTTGCTGTATCTTGCGATTGTTTCAAACTTTGATTCGTTTCCGATAAATGCAGGTCCATCGTAAAAGAAGAACCTTTCTGTGTTGCCTTGCCAGTCACATTCAACTGCTTTGGAATAATATCGTTTAGTACAGGTATTTGGTCGTCGTATGTATTGCTTGGCTTCAACGCCATCCATAATGTCCAAAAAATGCTTGTCAGCCCAATAAGCACCCATACAAATACCGAGAAATCTACCACCATTTCTAATGTACTGTCTGACACTAGATTCATGATATTTAAACATATGGTCATAGGTGTCAGCATCGCCAATGCCACCAGGAAAACAAACAAGATCCACATCGTTGAAGTAATCGTCTTCGATTTCATGTTTGGTAAAAAGTTTATAGTTATAGTTAGCACCAAGTGCTTTGATTACACCATTACATGATTGTACAGAACACCTTGGGTGCTGTACGAAAAGAGCAATTGTACAACTCATTTTTCTTCTTTTTTATTCTCCTGTTCTTTCTTCTGTGGTTGTGGTTGAACAGGAGTTTTTTCCTTGTAAGTTGGCCTCTTTGGATGTGGCTTTGGTTTCTTTGGATTTAATTCGAATGACATTTAGCCCTCACACGCTAAACAGACCTCCTCAGTAGCCAGTTGCTTCAAATCAATTTCTTGTATAATTTCACGTTCAATCTTTTTGGATACTTTGTCGGCCTTTGCTAGTTTCTCTGAACGGCAGTAATACAATGTTTTCAGTCCTTGCTTCCATGCCTGAAAGTGTACTGCATGTAAGTATTTAACATTCACATCAGGTCTAAAAAAGAGGTTAATGGATTGCGCCTGGTCAATGTAATGCTGTCTGTCAGCGGCGTGGTCCACAACCCATCGTTGGTCAATTTCCATACCAGTTTTGTAGACATCTTTGGTGTATTCATCCAGGAAATCCAAGTGCTGGACGGAACCGTCGTTTGCAATAATACTTGACCAGATTTCTTGATAGTCCAATTTGTTGTCTGCATCACATTTCTCCTTGATGATTTTATCCAAGAATTTGTTTTTGTTTAGAAAAGCGCCTGAAAGAGTGTCTTGTCTATAAGCATTAGCACGATAAGGCTCAACGGAGGGACTAGTGTTGCCCATAATAATGGAAGATGAAGCATTAGGAGCAATGGCAAGCATATGGCTAAACCTTTTACCTGTACCAACAGCATCAGGAGCCTCACCTCTTTCTTTTCCCAATTGGAGATTTGCATCATCTAATCTTTCACGAATATGTTTGAACACTTGATTGTTGAATGACTTTGCTACTGCCGATTCAAACGCAATATTTTTTTTCTGAAGAAGAGCATGATAACCAAGAGCCCCCACACCAATACTGCGCTCTTGTTCAGCAGAGAACCTGGCTCTGTGAATAGCATCAGGAGCATTGTCAATAAAATACTGAAGTACATTATCAAGCATTTCCGCCACGTCCCGCAGAAAAAGTTCATTACTCTTCCAATCATCATAATACTCCAAGTTTACAGATGAAAGGCAACAAACCGCTGTGCGCTGTTTATCTGTAGGTAAAATAATTTCTGAACACAAATTTGATTGCTTGATGCTCAGACCTTTTTTCTTCTGAAAATCTGGCATTGCACGATTGCTTGTATCAATAAAGTGAATGTATGGTTCACCCGTCAGCATACGTGTTTCAAGAATACGCTGCCACAATTCACGTGCAGATACTTTATCTTTGACTTCACCACTATGTGGATCTTTAAGTTCCCATGTATCATCGGCATCATGGTCAAGCATACATGTTTCAATTATATGCATGAATTCATCTGTAATGTTAATTCCATGATGTAAATTCAGTGTGCGTAAATTAGGATCACCTGTGGGTTTACGCATTTCTAAGAAAGAAATAATATCAGGATGAGAAATGTCAAGATAAGCAGCATAAGAGCCACGCCTTGTACGACCTTGTCTATATGCCAGTGAAGATGCATCATAAGTACGTAGATGAGGCATGATGCCAACGGACTTATCATCAGCAGAACGAATTCCCAATCCAATTCCAACTCCACCTCCCAACATTGAAAGCCAATTTACTTCTGAAAGAGTGTTAACCAAACCTTCTGCACTATCATCAAGATAGGGGAGAAAACAACTAATAGGCAAGCCACGCTTACTACGGCCAAAAGACAAGATAGGAGTAGAATAAGAAAGCCAATGCTTACTACTGTAATCGTAAAGCCTCTGAGCATGAGCAACATCACTTGCAAAGGCAGCGGATACAAATGCAAATCTTTCTTGAGGACTTGATTCAGTCTCTCGCATGTATGATTCTTTGAGTCTTTTAATTCCGAGTTCATCAAATAATTTATCTCTCTCTAGGTCTATTGTAATGCTGCTAATATCTACCATTTCTTCTCCATTGTTATTGTTCTAGTGCTGCTACTACATTTGGAAATTTATCTGCAATAATTTTCCAGCAGGCCGCTGCCACTTCGGCATGTTCTTTCTGTGTACCATTTTCCTTACGCAACTGACAGTAGTGGATCCAACTACGCAATGTACCATTCATGTACATACGTGACTGTGTGTTGCCTTCTGGTAATACTGCACGTGCTTGTTCTTTTGCAATACCATTCGCTATCGCCCAATCGTATGCTGTTTTTGCTTCAGCAATTAGATTGACTTGCTTAATTTTCCATTCCGACTGCAATTCATTATCGTCAGTCTCAATAGAGTTTTGACGATTCTTTGTATCTTGTAGCCTTGCTTCCCGTAGTTCAAAACCTAAATCTTTCGTTGGATCAGCATATCGTTGGCTGAATTCTTGAAAGGAAAAACTACGATGTCGCAAGATTTGTCTTGCAATGTCCCGTGTAGTGTTTATTTCCATAACAACGTTGACCATTTCAAATGGTGACCAATGTTGATTTTTGATGAGATAACGAATTAATTTCTCATCACCTCTTGTCATATTCTGATTGCTTGGATTTGATACACGTGCCATGTGTACAATCAAATCTTCAGCGGAGTTGTGACCTGCATACGGTGCAGTCACACCAATTAACTTCACGTTCATAATTTCTTCCAAAAAGTAAATTTGGCTATAGCCTCAAGTCCATAAAATGTATTACTATCTATGATTTCCTGGATTTCGCCTGTTGAAAAACCATTTAACACCATCTCATTAATATCTTTACCATCTATGTTATCAGGCCAAATGACGACATTGTGATTTGATTTGATTGCATTTTCAATCAACTTGCACACTTCTTTATTTCTTGGTTCATTGTCAAATACAAGCGTAATTTTTTCTGCTTGAATATTTTTCACTGTTAGAGCAAGATTTGCGTCACCTGATGCTACACAATTCTTCAGAAACAAACTATCTAGTGGACCTTCAACAAGATACACACGTTCTTTTAAATTCACACGATCCATGCCAAAAACAAGTTTATTATCAGAATCGTCTGTTCTCAATGTAACATAGCGTAGTGTGCGGTCGCTTGTCTCTAATGCTCGACCAGATACAGCGATCAATTCATTCTGATAATTAAAATACGGTATAACTAGTCTAGCGTCTTCAACTAGGTTTTTATCGTGATTTGGAATTAGCGCATCACAAAATGCTTTATAGTTTGAAGTGAACAACAACTTATCATAATGTTCTTCGGGGATTAGCCGATTCTCAGCATACGTTAAACAAAAATGTCCACTTGGTAAACTACTGAGCCATTCCCCATGTTCAAATATGCTGCGCTTTTTGATGTGACCAAATTTGGGTGGGTTGGTGACGATTCGTGGTGATACTTCACTTTTTCTGTGATACGTGTTGGCAGTTCCGGTTGTGCCCGACTTATATTTTTCGAGTACGTACTCTCCATGTAAGGATGAGTCGATGTGCTTGAGGAAATTGGCGACATTTGTTCCTACTCCACAGTTATGACAGCGGTAAAATAAATCATTACCCTTGGCGAAAACATAGCCTCGGGCTTTAAGTAAATTTGTTTTGGAATCGCCACAATAAGGGCATGAAAAATTCCACAGATTGGTATTCTTCTGCTTGAAGTTACGCAAGCGGGAAGAAACCATTCTCACATATTTTGCATCAATGTATAGAGCCATATCTTCATTATAACACTACTACTCACAAAAATCAATTAATTAAAAAACTTTGCCAGGTATTCAAATTTGACGTTTGAGATCATCCATGCAACAACGACAACACCGCCGGCAACCATCCACTTCCACTGCATCAATGACTTTAGATCGTCATCTTCTTTTTGATTGTGTTCGGTGATATGATCACGTAATGATTTGATTTCATCCATGATTCTACGCTCAGTCAGTTCTATTTTATCCGATAGATTTCTGTCTGTGGTAGTAATACGTGAATGAAGTTCTTTGATATCGCTTACGGTATCTTCTTTGCGTTTGTCCATGTCTTTGTAAATCTGATTGACAATATTGGCATTGTTATCGGTAAGTTTTTCGATAACACGGTCCATCTTCTCACAAAGGTCTACAAGTGTATAGACCTTTTCTTTGAGAACGCCAACCTCTACTTTAAGTGCTACATCTCCGTCCATTTTATTTCTTCTCAGGAATCTTTGTGCCCTCTAGTTTCTTATGAACTTTGATGGTCTTGCAAACTTCTTTTTCTTTTTTAGTTTTGTTATCAAACTCTTTGACACAAACTTTCTTTTCTTCAGCGGCAAATGCTGCTTTGGTCAATGGTGCAAAAAGCAGAAACAAAATCATTGATGCTAGGGCAAGTTCTTTTTTCATTTCTTTTCCTTGTTAGTAAATTTTTCAGTTGCGGTAAAACCCAACCCACCAAGGACAATATACATTATAGCATCAATTGTCTGTGGATTCAACTTCTTTTCAAAAAACAATTCGGCAATAAAACCCGTAGCAAGCAAAAGGAATGCCAAAAAGGTAATTAACCTTTTGCTGCTAGGATTCTGTTCATTTTCTCCAGATAATGCTTTAGCAATAAAACTAATCATAGTTCTGGATGTAGTGGTTGTGCTGGTGCTTCTTTACCACCAAAACCTGTTGCAACTGCTGGTGCAAATGCTGCTACTGCGGCAACTGGTGCAGCAATTTCTGCACTGCTAGTTGAAAACGTTGCACTAAAACCACCACTTGGTGGCAATGAAGGTGATGGTGTTGGTACATATGGCTTGTTTGCAGCATCAATCGCTTTTGCTCTCAAGTCTTTGTCATCACCTGCCAACATAATGCCTGACAGTGTACCAGTCAAGAATGTGGCAATTGGAATAATTAATTCAAAAAATTTGTTGTCAACAGGACTCATACCGTTCATTGGCTGAGTTACAAAAATCAAACTGTATAGAACAACAAATACAATACCAAATAGTGTTAAACCTAAAACGATACCAATAAAGAACTTCAGTCGTGCATTTAGTTCCTCAGTAGTGTATCTTTCTCCTGACCATAGATCCTTAATCATTTGCATTCTCCTTTACTTGGAACTTGTTGAAATTGTGTTGATGGTGAAGGTTGACCTGTTTTATTTTTTTCGTAATGAGTCAAGTCTTCAGGACAAGTTCCGTTTGCGCTACAATATGGTTTCTTACATTGTTTCTGATCCCAATTTTCTGGGTCTTGGCAAGGATAACGATAGTTCTCTTGACAAGCAACCAGTAATGGAAACAATAGAAGTGCTAGATATTTCATTAGTGTACTCCTAGAACGTGAAGTGCATGTTCATAATGTTTCTTGCGATCTTCAAGTCCTATGGTGCCACCATTGATTCTCTTGGTCATTGTAAGAATGTCACCTTTGTCTGCCCACTGATTGAGTTTGTTTGTTTCCCAAAACCAACATGCAGACTGTGCAGCGCCTTCAAAGGTCTGTGTGTATTCGGCTGCTTCTTCAGGTGTTATTTCTAATGAAGCGGCAAACCAAGTATAGTTTGTTTTGCCGGTCAGTTGAATGAGTCCTCTACCACGATATTTGAATCCATCACCAGATGCTTCGTTGCCGTTACCCATGCGGTCAGCATAGATACGATTTGCAATCTTTTCTGGTTTCTTTTCGTATGCTTTTGCAGTTGCCATATCTGGAAAATATTTTCCGAATATCTTCATCAGACTTTCTGCTTTGTAGTTCAAGTTTTCAGTAAGAAAAACAAAACCACCAGACTCATGGGCGCACTGAGCAATAAACGATGCTATGCGTTGTGGTGTATTGATTTCATAATCTGGAAGTAATTGGCTTAACGCCTTGTGCCACTGGTCAATGTATGGGTTCTTTGGTAGTAATTGTTTTAATTGTTCTTTTGTGAGTTCCATGTTTTTCCTCAGGTATTATTTTACGGAATCAAAAATCTCCTTTTGTAATCTATACCATTCTATCCACATGTCAACTTTGTCACTACACTTATGATACTCCATGTAGTTATCAGATACGACCGTAATCACTTCACTCAGTTTGGTCGTTCCTTCTTGCACTTGCGTCAGTGGCGGGCAAGGTCTCCCTAATGATTCTGGCATTTCGGGAAACTTGCGAGCCACTGGTACTGTTGTACTACAGCCCGATATCAATAAAACTATAAGTAATTTTTTCATGGCTTCTTGGCTGCTTCGTTCAAAATGCTTACTACGTTAGAATCAAGTTCGCATTTTGCATCAATAACTTTTTCCACTTCTTTAATCTTTTGGACAACAATCTCTCGTTTTTCAACGACTCTCTTTGTTCTCTCTCGGATTTTCGTTTCGATAACAACATTTGTCTGCTGTGATTTCGCTTCTGCATCTTTTATTTTCTCCTCTAATTCAGCCACTCTTTGGCGCCATTCTTGCTCGACGCTATAGCCTCCTTTCCAGTATATACCGATGCAAAGTAATGCTATGGAAACGTATTTAATAACGTTTGCATAGTTGCCAATAAATGGCAGTCTACTACCTAAAAAACCCAATACGGCACCAACGGCACCGCAGATTAAAACAGTGTTGATGATGAATAAAAGAAAGCCCGATGGCAAAAAACTAAGAAGCCACATTTGACTTTCTCTTTATAAATGAAATGAATGTTGCAGTCTTACGTTTCTTCACGCCGGGTTCACCTTGTGGTCCTACGCCGACACCTGCAATTGCACCACCACCCACAGCGTTAGTGGGCGCACCGCCCATGGCTCCAGCATCCTCTTTGAGTGGTTTGCAGACTTTATCGGTGCTACACCAATAATAACCTGCGCCACATTCTTTTTTAAATTCGTTCGACATAGTTTTATTTATGTGATTAGTACCCTGTTCCACCCACATTATAGCCAGTATATACAGTCCACGATGTTCCTGTGCTATTTCCTACCATGACATAACTCTGATTGGCAGTGACGCCACGATTTGATGGCCCCAAATCACCACCTGTCAATTTCGCTGTAGAACTATACAAACCAGAAATGACACCAACATTGTTGTTTCCTCTTGCTTGTACACCAACAAGCAATTCAAGCCATGGATTACCCGCAGTCAAACTTGGATTGAAGAATGTCAATTCATACACCATGTTAGGGCTGCCCGGTGTACCTGATGTTGATGCCGTACCTTCCCAACGCAGTCTTCTATAATCTGTGCCTGAAGCAATTGTAGATACTCTTTGCCAAGAATTGTCAGCACCAGCAAAAAAGATTTTATTGAGTGCTGGATTACTTGCACTTAAACCATTGAACACAGTTGAACCAGAACCAAATGTTACATAATAATTTGAGTTTGGGAAAAAACTTGTATAACCAGTGCTGTTATATGTCCAAGTAAAAGGAAGTGATACATTTGTGTTAGCATCGTCACCTGTTGCAGATATGATAGATGTCCAACCAGAAGCAGGAAAAGGACTTTGTGCGCCAGCACCAAGAACGGGTGCTTTCGTTCCAACTTCTAATGTGTAAACACCACTGGGCAATACACCAATACCACCATTGACATCAATACCACCTGTTATTGTTATGCCTGGTCCAATGATGATTGTCATTTTAGATTTCTGAGAACCTCTGCGACATTCATATCAACTGGTATTTCTGATGATATAATGTCTGTATTGTTGATGCCACGAACTTTTTCGGGCATGAGATTTAAAAACAACAAGTATGTTTTGAGTATACTATAGTCGTCTTTATTGGTATGATAAAACATAATTCTTGTTGATACTTCAGGACCAAAAATATTGTACAGAACAACAATATGATTGAGTATCAGACGCTCACGCATTTCACCATGTTTAGAATAACGTCTGAATAATCTTTTGAGATAATTCAATCGCTTCATGTCTTCAGTGAATTCACTCATAACGCAATTAGGCCTATCATAGGCCTTTGCTGCGTACAACATTATATTGTCATCGGTTAGATTCTCAAAAGACATAATCAATGAGGCTGCCCGAAAGCAGCCTCTATTTCAATTAAGCGTCAGGTGCGATAGCGTCATCGGATGCATCACCTTCCATTGAACCCATTGCTACTAGAGTTTCAAATGTGGTACGACCGTTACGACCGCCCATTGTAAAGGTGAATGCTGTGTTACCGAATGTGTTTGCTGTTGGTGTACCTGTGTACAAACCAGCGTTCGTAACTGTGACTGCTGTAATCCTACCAGTAGCAGCCGTTGTTACACTGACTTGTGCAGAGGTATTGTTTGTACCACCACCAGACAATATCAGTGTATATGTGCAGGCTGTTGCTGCTGGACCTACAGCATTAGTATTTGCTGCGACCGAATCAATTCCACCTGCGCCTTTTGTACGTGCTACCCAACCAGCGTGTGTTGGTGTACCGTCAGTGATTAGACCTTCTTCTGTCGTATCAATACCAAATACACCAAACTCTACGTTAGTACGAGTGGCACTCATATATGTGTTGCCAAATACTGATGAAGGCTGTGAATTAGCCAGGCTTTCACCAGTAGTTGATGTATCATAGCCAGTCAGACCTGAAAAGTTTGGAGCATTGTTAGATGCGTCTACATTTCCCCAAAGTGACATGTTTTTCTCCTATAAATCTTTGATTAGTTATTTATGTTTTCTGTATATCGCTAGACAATTCGGGGTCTTTTTGAAACTTATCCGATGCCTGTTCTTGTTCTTGTTTTTTGCCCTTTGCGGCATCTCTAACAATCTGAGCCTTGCGTGATAGAGTTCTTGCTGCTGCGCTTGGATCGTCAGTGTTTTCACTCACAGACTTCCAACCACCACCCATTTCTTTGTATTTCTTCGCAGCCCAACCGTTAGCATATGCTGAAGGATATACATCAAACTTAGATTTTGCTTGTGCTTTAGCCTGCGCCCACTTCTCAGGTGATGTAGGCACATTCTTTTCTTCAAGATATTCAACATCTTCACCCATTGCTCTTTTTTGACTCTGTGTGTATTTTCTTTGTTTAACTGGTGACATAGATGCCATTGAAGCCTTTTTTCTGTCTCTTTCTACTGCACTATGATAACCACTTCTCAATCTAACTGCCTGACCCAGATGTTCATCACCCGCTTCATCATGTCCTTTTGATCTGGCGTCTTTTCCTTTTTTTGTGGCTATTTTTGCAGCACGATCCAAAAGTGCAGGCGAAAGTTCATCAAGTTGTTCAGTCTCTTCTTTGACATGACCATACTTCTTTTTGTACCAGTCGGGCATACCACTCTTTTGACGGAAGTATCTTACTGTTGCAGAATCGTTTGCTTGATCACGATATTTGTTTTCTGCTGTTGTATTATGGCTCTTCATTGCTTCTGCTGCTTTATGGGCATCTTTGGCAATATATTCCAATTCAGCATTCGTCTTCTTATGATACTCATGACCTTCTAGTGGATGGCGCTGTGATGGGCGACCTTCAGTGAGTTCAACTTCTTCTTTGTTGTATTTCTTTTTTAAATACTTATCAACCTTGCGTTCGTATTCACCTTTTGGTTTCTTAGGAACAGGAGTGCCGTGTGGTGAAGGAACATATCGTTTAACTTCTTCATTCAGTTCACCACGCAGATAGTTGGCTGCTGTAGAGATATAATCTTCAGCAAGTGTAATCTTTGATTGAACCCATTCTGGCAGATTTGTGTTTTCTTCCATCAAGTCCATCATGTCTTGTGCATTGAACATCAGTGAACGAATTTGTGACATCGCCATATCACCTTCATAATCATACTCACGTGCATCTTTTGCTTCTTTAATTGGTGTAACAATCGTAGAAGACTTATATGGTTTTTTAACTGGTCCAGACACAAATCGTCCTTTCTTTTCTAATTGTTCATCAATCTCTGTTTCTTCAGAAACTCTTGATGCTTTCATGATACCACGAATCAGTGGTGCTTTGAGTTGCTTGTGTCTTGGAACAGCAATGTGTTCTTTTGACTTTGGATGCCCATATACATCATGGCCACCACCTGTGCGTTTCAATGTCCAACCTGATTTGCGAAGATGAGCATGAACATCACGTGTCTTCATGCTTGACTCTGGCATCTCATCAAGTTGTTCAACTTCTTCCACTTTATATTTCTTTTTGATTTCAGATTGCTTCGCAAGTCTTTCTTTATCGTCAGAAATACCGTAAGAATGACCCAACTCTTTGTAATAGTCGGGATGTGGTAGTCCCGACTTCTTACGCAGAGCCATTTGTCGTTGATGTAATTTATCTGCGACTGACATGATTAGTCCTTCTTGGCCATTTTCGTTGCAGTTGCATACATTACCGACTTAGCACGTTCACCATAACGCTGTTTGAAACCAGAAAGACCTTTCTTCATACCCATTACGTAATCTTCTTTCTTCTTGGCTTCACCTTTTGTTAGTTCACGTTCTTCAATTTGCTGAACACTTTCTGGCATTTCTTTTACACCAGTTGTCTTACCTGCTGCAACTTTTGGTTGTTTCTTTTTGCCTTCAAAACTTGCTTTTTGGTCTTCATACTCTTTTGTGAACTCATCGTTTGTTGGTTCTTCTGACAACGATTCTTCTTTACGAAGTTTGCTCATTACTTCGCCAGCCTTTTGTTGTTTTTGTGCTTGATATGCTCTCTCTTTTGAGATAACATCCTTTACCACACCAGCAGCACCTTTTGCAACATCCATAATACCTTCTTCAATTTCTGTTGCAACAACGCCGTTTACTTTATCTGCATCAATAACTTCAATCATTCTACCATCAATATCCATCTCTTCTGTTTCAATTGGTGCTAACACTTTCAGACCATGCTCATTGTACAGTTCAAGCATCTCTGTGAATGATGTTGATTCGTTCACACGTGTTGAACGCTTAAAGTTTTGACGGGCACCATAGCCACCCTTTTTCTTCGGTGCATCATCTTCATCATTGTCATCTTTGTAGTCACGCTTGTGAACTAGACCTTTTGCTGTCTTTGTGACTGAGCCATGTTCTGTTTTACCAGCATCCATGCGCTTCTTTGCATCTGCTACAGTTGGAAATGCTTCGTTCAGTTGCTCTTGTTCAGTTGCTTCAACTTCTTCGTTCTTTTTGCCATAGAAGTTATCTTTGTACATGCGTGATGTTGCCTTACGCAGACCTTTTGTGCGATCTTTTGTCTTGTCGGCAATTGCTTTGGTCACATATGAACCAAGTGCTTTTCTGCCCGCTGGTGTATCACCAACTTCATCTAATTGCTCAACTTCTTCTTTCTTCATATCTTTTTTAGCACGTAGAAGTTTGAAGTCGTGAGCATCAACTTTGCCATTTTTGTTGGCATCAATTTTATGCTGATTGCCTTTTAGTTGTTCTTGTTGTAGAACCTTTGCTGCTGCTTCTGCTACACTTTTCAGTGCTTTGTCATTGAAAATTGACATTTTAGTTCTCCTGATTTAGTTTTTGTTATCTTGTGACTTCTTCCCAATCCATCGATGCGTAGATATCAGAACCATTAACTGATGCTGCCACGCATAATGTGAGTTCGAAGGGTGTATTGGTCAATCCATTTCTTTCTAATTGAAATTTGAATAGTGCTTCTCTAAGAATATCCACTGGTATAGAACTTTGTGTAGTAGAAGTTGTAAAGCCCGATGCTAATATTCTTCCACCTGAAATTGTTGCGGCATCTAATTTATATTCAACAGCAGAATTAACTCCTGCACTTTCCCATGTTCCACCTGTTGTTGTACCACCCGCCCTGAGTTGCCAGTTATAATATGAGTTGTTAGTTAATGCTAATAAAGATAGTGCAGTAATAATGACAATCGCATCTAATCTATCCGATTTCAATCTCAAAGAAATGAGATTATAATATGTTCCAGCAACGGCCAAATCAATTGGGCTAGTAACTGGTGTCTGAACGGCTTGCTGAGATCCAAGCAATTCATATCCACCTTCAGACATAACGGTTGAACAAATCTGTTTGAGTGTGGAATTACTTGTTGTAATATCTGTGTTCTTGATTTCATAACGCAACGGTAAAGATGCCGTTGTCATATAAGGAACCAAATTCTTATTATCATTGTGAAATATGTGGGCAGGAACCATTTTACCATCAACCACAAATCCACAACGAACATCACCAACGCCAAGCCATTCAACATCCATCCAAAGAATATTTGTTTTACTTATATCAATGCCATCAGTATGTTCAGCACCACCACTTTGAGATGAATAACCCGTGCCGTCAAACTTGTCTATATTCCAATCTGTTTGTGCAACTTTTGTTTCTGTAATTGTTCCTGTTGTATTACTTCTTAGCACAAAATAGTTTGTTGTACCCTCATTCTCAAAATAGATACCGTTTTCGGCGCCATAATAACCAACTCTCTGACGAACATTTGCTTTAGGTGTTTCCATAGCAAATGACGACATCATTAACAAAGACTTACCTGGTTGATATGAAAACACTCTTGTTGTTTCACGAATGACTTCAGCATTTGCTGTAGTTCCCACAGTCATCACAATCATACTTTGATTGTTTACAAAAGCATATGAACTATTTCCTGCTGTATTTGATGTTGACCACAGTCCGTTATCAGCAAAGCGATGTGTACTATCAAAAAGAGTAAATGGTTGTGATAGACGAAGACGACCAAACGCATCTGTGATTGTACCAGATGGCGTAAGACGATCAGACATCATATTCACCTCATAACGAGTGAATACTTGTCCTGAATCTATCTTATGTAAGTCGGTTCTAAACTGTGCCACTTAGCAGTTCCACTTTCTCAATGCTTTATTAATACGTGAATCTGGATCACGTGCTGTCTTTGCTGATGTTAGTCTACGCTTCATCCCACCCATTCTGGCGCAAAATGACTTACGACGATTTGCTGCCTTAGAACCTGCTTTTAGTTTACTTGGTTTCGTTGTCACAGCAGTTTGTAATTTTGAACCAGGATTTTCACGACGATATGACTCAACACCTTTTTGATTCAAACCACCTTCTGGATTTTTACCTTCTTTACGCTGCCATGCTGCAACTTCTTCTAATTGTTCTTCTGTAAGTGGACCATCATCGGCTTCATAATCTTCTTTTTTTAACTTCATCATCTTCGGCTTTGTGAATACAGGATTATCTGCACCACCAGCACCACCTTCTCTCTCTTCTCTTACGCATGAGCCTTTTGCATATGCTTTTTTACCCGGCGCTGGTTTATATCCAGGCCAACATCTTTCATCCATCAGTTGTTTGAATGATTTCATACGTAGTTTCTCTTTTTAAATGTTATAAGTGAGATACCTTTTTTCTTCAATTCATCTTCTTTTTGATCACCAATTGATGCTGTCGTTTCATCACCAGTAAGTTCACTAATATTCTTAGGCACAACTTGTGTTGCTTTACCCTTTTTACTCAACTTCTCACCCATGTCTCTAGCAGGAGATTCACCAGCACCTGCCATTGAAATACCAGGTTCAATGCCTCTGTCAATCTCAGAAATTATTTCTCTTTCTTCGGCTTTCTTCTGGAAGTTTTCTTTGATGGTGGCAAGGCTGATGGTTCTTCTTCCTTCGGCAACGGGTTTGTCAAGGGCTGGTCGTTCTTTTCTTCCAGTACCGGTTCTAACCTTACCGAGTTGTTGGGCTGACGGGGTGGAACTATTCTGTCCATAAAGTGCTTCAATCGCAGAATGATCAGGTGAATGTATTTCATGCAAGTCCTCTTTTAATTTAACAACGTATCTGTTACCAACTTTTGCTACTGTGCCATTTTTTTGGTGTGCTTCTTTTGCTGCTGAACCACGAATGTAAAACAATCTTGTCTTACCGTTCTTGTCTGTCAATAACTTCTGTTTCTTTTGCGTTTCTTCAAACTGTTTACCAATTAACTTTGTGCCAGAAACATGTTGAATCATTTTCCATGCTTCTTTGTGATTCTTGTTCGCAAGATGTTCTTTGAATTTTTTCTTCTGTTCTGGTGTAGCCTTCTGATGAAACTTCATGACTTCCATCATGCCAATGTTACCTTCATATGCCGCTTCACTGATCTTACCTTTGCCATAGTTTGAAACATTGATTGGCTCACCCTTGCGTTCTGGATTAGGATCATGGCGGCGTTTTGAAGCCACGGCAGCAGCACGTTCTTTCTTAGATAGTGATGCTCTCTTTTCGTTTGACATACATTTTGGTTTTGCTTCACCTGGTTCTCTGGCGCAAGGACCAATTGCTTCACCTTTGCTATTGATGCGCTTCCAGCCACCTTCTGGATCAGTTTTACTAAACCACTTACGTAAATCTTCTTTAATCATACCTCTACCTAATGTCAGTAGATTGTAAGCACCAGCATCAGACATTGTGTTTACTTCTTCTTCCTCTGTCATCTCTTCTTCATCTGACTTGAGCAAACGAAGTGTGCGTGTGACTTCTTCTACTGTATCACCTGTAACTGATACTGTGACTGCTTCATTCATCTTGGCCATTTTGTTTTGATGTGTCTCAACAGTCTTTGCAATTTTCTCTACCGGCACTAAACTACCATGCACTGAACGATGTGTAACTTTGCCGTCTTTACCATAACGGCCAAAGCCATAATACTCTAGACCCATCTTGGACATATCTTCATGTGTGCCAGCATCGGCATGTGGTTTCATATCAGTACGAATCGGTGCAGTATCTTTCTTACCCAACTCTGTAGCAATCCAACCTTTTGCCAAATCATTCTTCGGTGGCTTGCCGACGAACTTTTGCATGTTTTTAAAAATGCCATCAAGTTCTTTTGTCTTTGCTTCTACAACTTCCGGTGCTGCTGTACGCAAATCTTCTGAATTATCAAACTCAACATAGTTGTCACGAAATAGTTTACCAAACATTGGTCGTGCTGCTTGTACAGATTCCCATTTCTCTTTACGAATGTCTTCTGGCACTGTACGACCACCACGTTGACCACGTTCAATGTTTCTTTCTTTTGATACTTCGTCTGCTGTATTGACCATGACCATGGATGTTTCATAGCCTAACTTCTCAAGCATCTCTTTGATCTTGGCATACTTTTCTGGATCATCACCAGTACCATTGATGATCAATCCATTACGACCATGAAGTGCTAAACGTTGACGCAATTCTGTAACGTTCTTTGCTCTTTTACGAACAGCATTACGTTGTGATTCTTCATTCTCTGGCATCTTCTTATCAAGGTTTTCTTTGTCCATCAGATACTCAAGTGCTTTATCAGAATTGATTTCTGTTAGACCATGACCATCTAGTGTCTTGCTTAACACATAGTCTTTGCCTGAACCAGGACCACCACCTAGAAATACTGCTTTGAAAATACCTTTGTCGTGTACACCCTCACGAATGATTTCTTCGTGAAGTCTCATACCTTTACGTACATCATTGAACATTTGCTTGACATGAGCATGAGACATTGATGATGGTGCGCCTTTCTTGAATGAATCAAGATCGCCACTCTTTGCGTGTTCACGCATTTTAGAAGCAGAAATGCCAGTTACACCTTCAGCATCAGGATCACGTTCACCTGCTGAGTGTACTTTGATTTCTTTGAAGTTGAAACGGGCACCTTCATGTGTGCCATTGTACTTGTGTAGCAGTCTGTGATATTCTTCTGTGCGGTCAGAACCACCAACCATGTGAAGATGTGTTACACCCTTCTTGTGTAATGCTTCGGCATGGTCAAAGAATGTTGGTTTTTCTTTAGATGCTGCTGTGAAATTCGTGCCAGAAAATGCTCTCTTGGCATGTTTGACTTTTTGATCTGCTGTAAGGGGATTCTTCTTGGCGTCCTGTGAATGTGACAGAACGATATGATGTGAGCCGCCAACTTTATCGGCGATCTCTTTGACTTTATTGACTAGTTTTTCGTGACCGTTTGTAATCGGATTCATGCGACCAAATGCTAGGACGGCATGTTTCTCTTTCTGTTCACGTAGAAAATCTCTAAATTTCATAATCCCTCTACCTCTGCGGCAGTTGTTTCTGTTATTTAGTATTTAGTAAACTTCTAGCGTGTTTGTGGTGGCCACGGTCCCTTGACAATGAATTTGATCCAATTCAACTAGAATTTCTTTGTTTAGCACAAGAAAGTGAGCATGTTCCGTGTCAATTCTAGTCTGATTTGTTACCGTAATGATTTGTCGTAAAGATTCTAGATAATTGTCTATCAAAGACGGACAGAAAGAATACATTCTGGTAATAAGAAGATTTGTTGCAAACTCCTTACGACTGTCGGTTAACCATGTTGGTATTCTTTTCTTGAACACATATTTACCAAAGTGATCATGTTCGTGAATATCAAAAGAATTCAACAAATCTGTTCTACCTGACAATTTAAAGACTCTATTTACAGACAACATAATCTTGGCCAGATGTGGTTCTTGTTTTAGAAGCAGAAGAGTTTTCATCAATAAAGTGCTTTCAGCCTCACTTTTGCGATGATTAACTGCAAATGTACTAATCATTTCATCACTGGAAAAGTCGGCTACAAAATCAACACAGTCTGAAATGATTTTGATTTTTTCTTCTTCAACTTTGTGTGGTGAACCATCAACGAATAAAACAATAGCGTCAGGTACTTTTTCTCTTAATAATTGTAATCCGTCTATAGTTTGTTCTAATCGTTCTTCACGTTTAATTTCACCCATGTCTGTGTTGAGTGCTGAAGTTACAATAAAAAGTTTGCGATCAGGTATCAGTGCCATTCAAACTCCGAAAATAATTTAATTGTTTTGTATGTTGCTTTAGAATTCAATACATGAACTATTGTGTTAGTAATTTCCTTTGTATCTAACATTTTATCTTTAGAAGTATGTTTATCTTGCATTGGTGTTTTGATACCACCAGGATGAATACTTGTCACACGAATCTCATTCATTTGTGTATGCAGTTCAGAGCCCAACGCACCAGCAAATGCAGTAATAGCATGTTTAGATGCCGAGTAAACTGCTTCCCATTCCATCTCTTTAAGACCTGCTACAGAGTTAATGAAGATAATATTACTACCTTTGTTCATTAACTTGAGTGCTTGCAGTGTCACATACATTGTGCCTTTAACGTTCAAATCAATAATTTGATCTATCTTTTCAACTGTAAAATAACTTTTGAAACGCCCCCACTCATATATACCCGCATTGTTTACAAGCACATCAATGTATGTGCCAATTCTTTCAAATGCGGCTTTAACTTGATCTGACTTTGAGATATCACATTCTATCCACTGAAATGTATCCGGTGCAGAAAATAGTTTTACTGGTGGTTTTGTGCGTGAAAGACCATACACGAAATAACCTTCATCAATCAGCCTATCTGCAATATCATGGCCAAGGCCATAACTACATCCTGTAACCACGGCAACTTTACGCATCACATCTCCTCAAAAACATCAATCGCAAGTTTCATTTCATCTTCAGTAACATCATTCACAATCTTATAGTTACCAATTGCAATAGGCAGTGGTGCATATTGATTGCCGTTACGGTGTTTAGTTGCATCACGTAGACTCTCCAACAAATACTTCATATTGGTAAAGTCTTTATGAAATGTTTTCAGTTTCAATCTTTTTGCAACACCAAAGATTCGTTTCAATTGAACTGTGTCAATGTAGCCACGAATGAATGAGATACACGAACTATACAAACAATCTAATGCTACTGCTTCACCATGCAACAACTCTGGTATATTAGACATCTCAATTACAGGACTGAATGTGTGACCAAAATCTACGCAACGGTCTAATCGTTTTTCCCATAGATTCGGTCCAAGTTCTGCAATCATGTCTGTGATAGCAAGATTGATTACACGAACTGGCACCGCACCATATTGAAACTTTTCATCAATCAGTATCTCTGCATTCTCTTCTAGCAGATGAAAAAGTTCTGGTGATTTGATAACTGCAAGTTTGAATATTTCTGCAATGCCATTTACAATCTCACGTTCACTTTGCGTCTTGATAAACTTTTTATCAATGTATGTTGCAAGTGGTGGATAGTACGCACCGATACGATTGCGTCTGCCTAGATGATTGACTCCAACTTTAGAGCCTACAGAAGCGTCAACGATGGCAAGAAGTGTTGTGGGAATTTTAACGTAGGGAATTCCACGACGGTATATGCTACAAGCAAAGCCAACAATGTCCAGCAGAACACCTCCGCCAATTGCGATAATAGGTTCACGGCGTAACACTCCATATTGTTCAAAAAAGTCCAAAATACGATCAACATTTTTCCAATTCTTATTTTCTTCTTTGCAGTCTACGCAAAGTATTTTACAACTCAACTTGACTGCACCAAAATATGCTGCGATACTATCTTTGTATAAATCATGTACTTCAGAATCAATCACGATAATTCTACGCTCACTATTCGTGATGTTTACAATATCTTGATTGCTTGGGCTAAAGATGTCAGCAGAGTATGTAAGTTTGAATTCTACTGGTAGTTCTGTTTTAACTGACCAAGTTCGTTTGAACTTGTCATAATCCATCATAAAGTCTAAACTCATTTCATCGCCTTACTAAACAATTTACATGCATGAACATAAAAATACTTGGCTTTGTTGATATCACCCGCAATCAACTTAAATGGTAGCATACGAATGAACTGTGATGCTTCTAGTATATCTATGAGTTTCATTTTATCTTCTGGCAACTCAGAGATAAAGTGTTTGTTGAACGTGTCAAAGTGTTCTGTGCCGCCATGAGGATTGAACAGATCAATTCCTATAACACGAACATCACGGTCGTTGATGAAACCATAGTGACTACGTGAACACTGAAGCACTTGTGCATAATCAAGATACTTGGTGTTCCACATACTTTCATCATATGTATCAATAAAAACTACACGATCTTCTTCAAATGAATACATGATGTTTTCAAGTGTGGGATTACCATGAATATTACACTCATCATCGTTTTCCAATTCTGCAAAGTATTCTTGCAAAACTTGAAGATAACCACCAATACCTACAATAAGGTCTCCGTTGAAACCATATGTGCCACGATAAAAGAAGTCTTTGAATGATGGCAGACTTATTGCATCAGCAATCTTCTGATCAATCTCTTCATCAAAATAAAGTCTTGGCGCACCAGGAATAGGTTCTTTTTTAATTGAATGAAGAGTATTCAAACCTTTCCAAACCGCTTGGCTCATTCTGAAGATTTGATCTTCACTCAATATGTCTTTGCTGAGAATGCTTTTGATGTCACGAAAACCTTCAAGGTATTCTAAATCAAACCATGCAGTTGTTTTGTTTGAATCTACATTCACAACTTTAGGAAACAAGCCAGGATATAGTGTATTGTATTCTTGTAATTTCTTTAACTGAGAATACCAACGCATAAAACCATATTCACGATTTTCTATGCGTGAAATTTCTTTACGAACGATCTTCTCATCTGGTAGCCAGTAAGTTCTACTGAGTGAGCCACCTTTCAATGATATAGTTTTCATTTTGCACCTAATGTTTGCCTTGCTATCTCAATTCCGTATTCTTGAGGACTGCCTAAAACAATCGTTTCTTGGTTACTACCAAGAGGATTCATGAATACTTGTTTATTAGATTGTATCATACTTTGTATCACATCTGCAATATATAATTCACCATCTTTTTCGGCTAACTTGTTATAATATTCTAGATAAAGATGACCCGTCAGGAAACCATAGAAGCCTGATGATGCATACGGTGAGATTTGTTTCTTTTCTACAATTTCAATTACCGTATTTTCAAATGCACGAACATAAGAATACTTTGGTGAGTTGCCCACAAAAACATCAATATATGCATCATGCTTTGCGGTTAAGTCATCAGCAATAAAATCTATACGACGACCTTTAATAATTGTATCTGCATTGTGTACGAACGTTGGTAAATATTTGTTGTTCAGTTGTTCAATACCAATTGCTGCTGTGTGTGCTTGGCCTTTTGTGTCACCAATGTATAGAATATTGCTTTCATTCCAACCAAGTGGTTTGATTGCTTCAACAAGTTGATCTTTGAAATAAATGTCTCTTTTATTGGCCACAAGAATCAGTTGTGTAACCCAACCAAGATTCTTCAAAATATCATATATGATTGTCTTGTCATTCCAAGGCAAAAGATATTTTGGTATGTCAAAGCCAACATCATGAAAACGGGTGTTATATCCCGCCATACAGATTATGAGATTCATTTCAACCATTCTTCCATATCATTTCGTAACAGTGAATGCCATGTGCCATTATACTCACCAGGTGAGAATGGATGATTGACATCACAGTATACTAGATTTTCACCAACAAGACCGTATCGTTTCCAGTTGGCACTCATAAAGTCTTCCATCATGAACTGCACACCATTATTGTAGAATTCATCATAGTGTTGATATGCATATGAATACTTGTCCATGTTTTCTGAGGATGAAAACGCAAACTGATCATTACCAAAATCACGATTAGGTGACATACGACAGTTTGGAATGTATAGTTTGTTCGGATTCAATGTGTCAAAAGGAATACGAGCATTAATTGCAAAATCAAACCGTGAACGAACAACCCAATCAAACTTCATGTTGTGATATTCTTCATACTCACGCTTTGTACGCATACATTCGTAAATTGCAAACATCTGCGCCCATGTTGACATGCGACCATCTTTAACTTTCCAGTTTGGTGATGGTGGCGGTGTGTTTGTGTATTTTGATAAATCAATTGTGGGATTTGGTGATGTGATGAAACTATGTGCATTATATTTCTCTGAAATATTTTGCATTTCTTCTGCTGGCATTTCCCACGAATGCAGAAACACAGTTACATCGTTGTTTTTGATAATGTTTAGATTGTGATACTCAAAGCCTTTTTCCCACATTCTTGGTTGGCCAGAGATACAGAGTGCTATCTTCATAGGTCACGCCCCACATTTGCTTTGTTGTCTGTAATGCCGAATGTCTTCAGTTGTTCTTTTTCCATCACGACCATGCTGTTATAGAATGATACAGAATAAAGATTGTTATACACCGCAAGTGCTTCATCAGAAATTGGTGAGCCTTGAAAGTGTTGTTGATTCACAATATCTGTCACACGCTTACAGTGTTCAGTAAATGTGCCAGCACCACGGAATACACCACCCCATGGCTGTGGCCAATAACTTGTGTGAGTGTCTTCACAAATATAAACACCACCCTCTTTGATGTGTGTAAATACACTGTTCAATGTAGTGATTTGATGATTCATTACATGAGAGCCGTCATCAATCACAATATCAAAATTGTTTTGTGTTTTCAAGAATTCTGACCAGAAGGCAGCGTCACCTTGGTCACCCATCACAACTTTAACATCACCGTTGTATTCATATTTCAAACACTCTTCATTGATATCAACTGCCACAACTGAAGTATCAGGACCAAAATACTTTAGCCACATTTCAATTGAACCACCACCAAGCACACCGATTTCTAAGATGCGTGGTGCTTTACCTACAAACTTCTTTAGGTGTCTTTCATAAACATCAAAGTAACCTGACCATTTTGTAGATGGCTTTTCTAAGTCCCAAAATAATTCTTTAATTCTATTTGTCGTCATATTTTGCCTCAATCACTTTCTTCCATTCTGGCACACGATCATACTGATGTACAATAGTATACTCTATTCCTGTTGAAGTTACAACCTTGTCA